TTTGTCCTTTTTAGGATTACCAACCTTGATAGAAGTGTTAACTGCTTTCTTAGCTAACTCATTCTTAGAATATAGATTGATAGGACAAATGTAATCGAATACAGAACGTATAGCATCTGTACCAATGATATCAGTCATACCTTTCTTAAGGTCTCCTGCTTGAGTAAATATTTCTTTAGCGTCTCCACTAGCTACAATCTGGTGTACCTGATATGCACCTTGCCAAGAACGTATGAGATATTTACTCTCTTTACCATTGACTACGAGACGATACCTAACTTTAGGTTTACCATCTGTACCCAATACAGCGTTGTCTATTCTACCGACTTGCACGGTTATATTCTTTTTTCCTAGTTTACCTTGTGTTACACCACCTAGGAAACGTGTGATGTCTGAATTAAGTTTAGCCTTAGCCATTGTCTTAACCCTTTCTGTAACGGTTGTCTACTGATAACAACCTCTGACACACTTGCTCAGAGTGTTGTTATGTTGGTGAGAGTTGTTGAGGATGGTAGTTGTTCCAGTAAAATTATTACCTGGAGCGAAACCCCGCAGCAGATTTCGGAACGGAAGATGGTGCTAGGCTTGTCCTAGCACGGGTTGAGTATAAGGAGATGCGTGATACGTATGAGTGAGCGTAGCGAACAGTAGTCGAGCGAGTTAGATTACATTGCGTAGCAAACGAGTCGGCTAGACGAGTTCTTGACGAGTGAGCACGCACGACTGGAGAAGAATAATTTTGCTATTGTTCTGTTGTGTAATGGTCTTTACGAAGCTAGCGAGCGAGGCGAGCGTACGAGTAAAGGCTAGTGCGAATTTGCGTCAGACAATGAGCACTGAATGAAACAACGTAGAACAATGGGGACAACGGGGATAAAGACTAGAGTGAATAGTGAAGGAGATGGCTCGCCCGAAGGCGAGTGTCAACGAGCCGAGGATGTTACAAATGCGAGGCACGACTGAACGAATGTACATTGGTACTTACTGATATAGTGTGTGAAAGATAAAGAGTATACTATATATAGTGGTATAGGAAAAGAGTATAGGAGTATAGAGAGTGTCTGAGGTTTGAATCATAGGGAACTAACTTAAGTACATATACTAGACATATATAAACAAAGGGTACTATATGTAGTATGTTTTAATACAGGGTGGGATAAGTAATTGTATGCGAGCGTAAGCGAGTATTCATATAGGGTGGGGGACATATAGATGTATGTTAAATGTAAATTATGAACAGGTGGTTAACGCGTAACGGGGGATATTAATGTGGCGTGGGGTGGTTAGAGTATGTCATATCAAAAAAAATTACTGGTAACTAGCTTAATGTAGACGTGACACTTACCTGTACATTGACTGGGAAAGTGTTACAGGAGGATTGTAAAGTCCTGTATAAGTAAGTGTCTAGTGTATTATAGCATACGCGTAAGCAATTCTAGTAAAAAAGAAAATCTTTTTTATAGTACGTTTGGGGGGTGTTTTCGGGCAGGGGCGGACATTGAGCGTACGGTAAAAAAAATAATTCTTTCTTTTTCGTAAGTCCTCGGGTACTCGCCTTGTGGTAATCCCAGTCCTAGCTAGTGCTAGTAGCGAGCTTTCGTCCGTCCGATAGCCTCTTTACCTGTAACTTATTAGTTCAAAAAGAATGTTTGTTAAGATTAAGTTTATACTAACATACAATTAAGAATAAAGGAGGATATTATCTATGAATTTAACGAACAACTTTCAGTGGGAGAACAAGGGGAAAGGTTGGTCAAATTTTTCTACGAAAGCAAGCAAGAAGAAAATAAACAAATCTATATTGTTAGGGATGCACAGGATTGGGAACAGCAGCAAGGTGCAGACTTCTTTGTGGTCAACAACAGGTTGGGTACAAAATACTTTGAAGTAAAAACTGACACACAGGCCATAACTACAGGCAACGTAGCATTAGAGATACAGATAGTAGACAATGACGGATTTAAGTCTATAGGGTGTGCAATGAAAACATTTCCTGATTATTTATTTTATTGGATAAGGCCTGGAACAGAAATACTATATTGGAATCCTAAAAATCTTAATCCTTGGATTGTAGATTGGATTGCAGACGGCAAACACAAAATAATAAAAACAGAAAATAAAAATTTTTTTTCACGCTCCTTATTAGTTCCTATAACAGAGCTGCGAGCTACTGGAGAAGTACATACAATTAACGTATCTGAAGAGTTAGTAGATAAAGCTATTTATGCTTAATTATTTCTTTATGATTAGAGTCTGATATACAGGGTAGGCCATCACTATGGTGTTTATACATTTCGTTACAAGCCAAACACTTCTGATGTCTGTTGTATGATTTGTCTACGATTGCCATAAGGTGGTCAAGTTTTAATGCAATTTCTCTACCTTTTTTTTGGATGTCCTTGTTTGTAACCTTCGCCATAGTTAGACTATGTTATCATAATGATAAAAAGTTGCAACGTTTGTAACAAGCTACTTAAATTTAAACGTAAGTACAAATTTTGTAGTAACTTAGGTTGCACACAATATAATAAAAAATTAAGGAGATATGATGTACGGAAAAAAGATGAGACCGAAGAGGAAGAATAAAGCCCGTAAAAAGCGTAGAATGTACTAATATAAGTATATGAATATATTTAACTGTTGTGGAGCTTGCCCTGACGTTTGTAAGGGTGGGCCTAATGGCTCCTAAAAAGAAACCAAAAAGAAAACCTATAAACGCAAAGACTAAAGCTGCTTTGCAAAAAAAGGCAGCTAACTCTAAATATAGTTATGGACAATTAGCACAAGTATATAGACGAGGACAAGGTGCTTATTTATCTAGTGGTAGCAAATCTGCATCTATGCAGGCCTGGGCTATGGGTAGAGTAAATAGTTTTATTAAAGGTGGTCATTCACAAGATAACGATTTAAAGAAGAAGGGTGGTAAGAAAAAGCGTGCCTCCAAAAAGAAAAAAAAGTAGGCGTAAAGTTCCTTATGAAAAAGGCGTACCCTCTAAATACCTTAAGAATAAAAAAAATTCAAAGGCTTCTGTTGCTCGTGAAATTAAGGCGACTGCAAAGGCTTATAGAGAAGGTAGGTACATAGATTTGAAAAAAGTACAGAAATCAAGAGCTACTAAAAAAAGGAGGCGTAAATGAAAGTTAAGGGTGTAGATTTATCTGCTTTGACTAAACGTCAACAACAGACTATGAAAAAACATTCTAAACATCATAGTAAAAAACATATTCAGTATATGTATAATTCTATGAAACGTGGTGCAACTTTTACACAAGCACATAAACGTGCACAAAAAGCTGTTGGTAAATAATGGCACATGCAAATCGTAAAAAAGCTCTGTTAAAAAAACACGGCCTTAAAGGTGTTAACAAACCTAAACGTACACCTAAACATCCTAAGAAGTCGCACGTTGTTCTTGCACAAGAAGGCCATCAACTTAAGTTAATTAGATTTGGTCAACAAGGAGTTTCAGGTGCAGGTAAAAATCCTAAGTCTGCAAAAAATAAAGCTAGACGTAAATCTTTTAAAGCAAGGCACGCAAAGAATATTAAAAAGGGAAAGATGTCAGCAGCCTATTGGGCGAATAAAACCAAATGGTAAATGTAGTATGTGCAGTTCCCGATTGTGCAAATTTATTACCTAAAGGTCAAAGAAAATTTTGTTCAGACAAATGCAGACAATTAATTGATAAGAGGAAATGGCGTGCTAAGAAAAATGGAGAGGTCTATATTCTTCCTGAGAAAAAGACTAATGCTAACGCTAAGAAACCTAAAAAAGAAACTAAATCGGAAGATGGACGAGCTAGTGCTAGACGTGGCAATGTCTATGACAAATTCATACAAGATGGAATTATTTACGAAGTACTACAAGAAAGCATTACGAGAGATGAAGCAGCTAAGTTACTTAAAGTTAGTAAAGCACAAATTTCAAGATTTATGGCTGCGTATCAAGAAGATGTTGAGTTAGAAAAAGCACAACAAGATTGGGATGTACCTGATGCTGCTATTGAATCGTTAGAAAGTTTTACAGAATTTAGAAATAGATATTTTTTAACTGAGAAAGGTATACCGTTTGAGACAGCACCTTTTCATAGTAAATGGATACAAGCACTTAATAAAGCTATAGATGATGGTGGTCAACAGATGATACTGTCACCACCAAGACACGGTAAAACAGAATTGTTAATACATTTTGCTATATGGCGTATTATGAAAAATCCTAACATAAGAATTATGTGGGTAGGCGGTAACGAAGATATTGCAAAGAACTCTGTTTTATCTGTAATAGATACATTAGAAAGTAACGAAGCATTAAAAGAAGATTTTTGTGGACCAGGTGGTACATTTAAACCTAGAACAAGAACAGGTAAATCTTGGTCACAAAATGGATTTACTGTATCTACTAGAACAGTACACGGTATTAAGTCACCAACAATGATAGGTATAGGTAAAGGTGGCAAGATATTATCAAGAGACTGTGATTTAATTATTGCAGACGACATTGAAGACCATGCATCTACTGCACAACCTAGTGCTAGAAACAATACAAAAAACTGGTGGACTACAACATTAGCATCACGTAAAGAAGAACATACAGCAATAATTGTTATTGGGTCAAGACAGCATCCTGATGATTTATACAATTCATTATTAGATTCAGAAGCCTGGGAAACAATAGTAGAAGAAGCACACGATACTAGTTGTACAATACCCGAACTAGAAGAAGATGAACATATAGAGTGTATGTTGTGGTCAGGTTTTAGAACATACAAGTGGTTACAGTCAAGACGAAGAGATTCTATGACTACAGGTGGTTTACAAAGATTTGAGATGGTTTATCAAAATAGGCCTGGTGAAGGTGGTGCAACAATATTTAGTGTAGAAGCTATATCAGAGTGTATGGATACTAACAAAGTAGTAGGACAAATTCCAAAACATTCTTATTTAGTTGCAGGCCTAGACCCTGCAGCAACAGGATATCAAGCTGCATTTCTTTGGGCAATACTAGATGATGGTGAAGATGCTTTGTTACAAATGGTAGATATACAAAATAACAAAGGTGGTGGTATAGAAGAAGCATTACAGATTATTAAAGAATGGCATCAAGACTATAACTTATATCATTGGGTAATAGAAGAAAATAACTTTCAAAAAGCTATAAGACAAGACCCTCGTATAAAAGAATATGCAAATAGAAATGGAATAATACTAGAGGGACACGAAACATATAAAAATAAATGGGATAGTCATTTTGGTGTTACATCATTAGCACCTATGTTTCAAGACAAGTTAATTGTTTTACCGTATGGCAATACAGAATCACAAGTAAAATCAGAAATGTATAGAAAACAATTATCATATTTTTCAGCAAGAAGAAAAAACATTTATAAATCTGATATAGTTATGGCTAGTTGGTTTCCTATTAAAGTATTAAGGAAGTTGCAAAAAGCACATTTCTCTGATATGGGAATTGACTACACTCCTAGCTATGATGGGTTTGATATAGTAGAATGGAATGACGCTCCGTGGAGATAAATTGTTAGTTAAAGACATACTAGACAGAACAAAATATTTAAAAGCAATGCACGACCAAGCATTGCCTGATAGAGCTAGATTTCGTGCAATTATTAACGGAGGAGAACACGGCATAAAGGCTTTACTAGGTCAATCTTTATCTAGCACAGATGCAGATATGTTACCTGCTCCTAACTTATTACTATCAGCACTAGACAGACTTGCACAGAAAATAGGTAGAGTTCCTGCTTTAGATGTACATATTACAAACCCTAGAGATAGTGAAAGAAATAAAAAGAAAAAAGATAAGCTAGAACGTATTGTTACATCATACGACCAGTTTCAACAACTTGAATTACAGTTACCACAAGTGGCTAGATGGTTACCAGGATATGGTTTTGCTGTATGGGTTATAACAACTAAGACTGACCCTCAAGGTCATACATTCCCTGTGGCTGAATTAAGAGACCCATACACTACATTTCCTGGTTACCAAGGTGCAAACCAAATGGCAGATGAATTAGTGTCAATTAGAAATGTACCTGTTAATAATTTAATTCAAATGTACCCTGAACTTAAAAGCTATTTTGCAGAACGTAGTGATGAACAAGACGACCCTTATGGGTTTACTGTAGGTTTATATACAAACTACGGAGCAGAAGGTGGTTCTTGGGAAAACTCAAACGATAATGGTGAATTAATAGTTGAGTATATAAACCCTGAAGGAACATACATTGTACATGTTGCATCACAAAAAATAGTTGATTTTGTACCTAATCCACTTAAATCAGGCCCTGCTTTTGTTTGTGCTAAAAGATATTCTTTTGACCAAATACAAGGACAGTTTGACCAAGTAATAGGATTAATGGCTGCTATGGCCAAAATTAATGTTATGTCAGTTATTGCTATGGAAGACGCTGTATTTACAGAAACAAACGTAGTAGGTGAAATAGAATCAGGACAATATAGAAAAGGCCGTAATGCTATAAATTATTTGACACCAGGTTCTCAAGTAATTAAACCAGTAAATAATTTGCCTTACCAGTTGTTTGAATCTGTATCAAGAATAGAAAGACACCTTAGAACAGTAGCAGGTTACCCAGTAAGTGATGATGCTATATCTCCTAATTCTTTTGTTACAGGTAGAGGTTTAGAAGAATTAAACGCAGGTATAGGTGCTATGGTAAATGAATATCATAAAGTATTGCAAGTTGCTATACAAGAAATAGATTACAAAAGATTAGAGTTAGATGAGTTAGTTTTGAACAAACGTAAGCCACTAGTAGGAACTATTAGAGGTGCTGCTTTTGCTGAAAACTACACACCCAAAACAGATATTGATGGTAACTATCTTACAAGACGTAAGTATGGTGCTATGGCTACATTTGATGAGGCAAGTAAAGTTATTACAGGTTTACAGTTACTACAAGCAGGCATAATAGATAAATCTACAATGCAACGTGAAATGGATGGTTTAGAAGATTTACAAGCTATAAATGAAAGAATTACAAAAGACAAGGCCGAAAGTGTTATGTTTGAGTCATTACTAGCACAAGCTACACAAGGTGACCCTAAAGCATCTATGGCTTTAGTAGAAATATATAATAAACCAAATCAGATAGGAACAATACTTAAAAAGTTTTATACAGCAGAAGAACCTGAACCAAGTCAACAAGAAGCTATGATGGCACAAATGTTAGGTCAAGGAGGCCCACCACAGCAAGGACCACCACCAAGCCCTAATCAAGTAATGCAATTATTAGGAGGTGGGTAATGCCTGAACCTAAAGATTTTGAAAGAAACAATAGAAAATTTCACGAAATTGTTATGAATGAAGAGTGGCAAGTTAATAAACTTGATGTTGCTGAGTTGTATTTAAACGACCAATTAGAAGATTTTAGACAAGAAAACTTAGAAGAAGAGTGGAGTAATATGGATGGATTAACAATAATATATGTTCCAGGATATGGAAAGTTGCAGATGGTGTGGGTAGAAGATGACCCGAGGTAATAAAAAAGCATTTAATATAGATGCACAAAGAGGAGAAGGTTCTGCACAACGAGAAAGTTTACTTAGAGGTGGACCTCTTGAAATGGATGAAACAGAAGTTGCTGTGTCTGATAATACACAAAATGTAGGAGCATCACAAAATTTAGTAGATTTACAAAGATTAGCATCAAGTGGAGGAGCATTCGCACCGTCTAATAACAATAGACCTATAATCGAAACTGTACCTAACGAAATGAATTATGAAGCAGTAGAGCCAGGTCAAGCTAGCAATACAAATATGATACTAGCTGCTATTAACGATTTACTGGGAGGTAGTGAAGAAGCAAGCTCTATGATAGGATAACGTATGGGATTTTATGCTTTTGAACCACCTGACTTAGAACAAAGTTATATAGACAAATCTAACGAAAGAAGTAAAAAATATAATTCTGTTAAAAATTTAATTCGTACAAAACCTGAAGTTGGTAATAACTTTGAAGACATTACAAACAAATGGGGTAATCATTTAGGTAGAGACATAATGGTAGGTAGTGCTCTACTAGGTTATAGCTCTATATCGCCTGAAGTTGCATTACTTATTGAAAGAAAAATAGAAATAGAACAACAACAAAGTAGAAATTTTTGGGAACAGACTAAAGCAGCAGGTAGAGGATTAGTTAGAAATGCTATAGTAGGTATGGATTCATTAGCTGAAGCTGCAGTTAAAAGACCATTCCAAGCATCAGCAAGAGCTCTTATAGATAATGGTATGAATCCTAATCTTGCTTATTTACAAATGTTTTCTAACTTAGTTGGTTTAGATAAACCATTGATGAATCTTGCATTAGGTGATGAATATGGTGAGTTTAGAAAAGACTATGAATTAGCTAAAGATGAATTAGGTCCAACACAAGCAGGATATGCAATACGTGAATTAGCAAAAGGTAATAGAGTTAATTTAGGTAGTGGATATTTTGGTAACTCCACATTAGCAAGAGAGACAGATATATATAAAGAATTATCACAGTCTATAAAAGACCCTAACCAATTAGCTGAAATAGAAAAAGTAATACAGGCACAATTAGGTTTTGATATATCAGGAACAGAAAGAGCTAAGGTAGAAGCTAATAAATACAGAGGAGTTACTATAAGCCCTGGTAGAGTAGCTGCTGTACAAATATCAGAACCAGGAACAGATAGATATAAATTTATATCAGGTCTTATTGATGGTGTTGTTACATTATTTCTTGACCCTGCAAACTTAGCAGGTGCTTGGACAACAAAACTAACTAAAGCAGGAAAAACATTTAAAGTAGTAGAAGACAGTGCTGAGCTTGCAGGCACTGTAGGAATAAGAACTTCAATAGGTCAAGGCAACAGAGTATATCAAGTAGTTAGAAGAGATATAAAAAGAGATGGTAAAAATGCTATGAGGTTGATGGATAATACAGGAGGTAGATATGCTTCTAATGAAATCATAGCTGTTGATGTAGGACCAACAATATTAAAAGGTGATGTTGCTTACACATTAGATGAATTAAATGATATAGCTAAAGCTAATGGAAGAAATAAAGCATATATAGATGAATCTACTTCTGCACAAGACTTTATAGAACGTGGTGGATATGGGAGAGGTAGAACTCCAAAAAATACAGGAGATAGTTTTTATGTAAACAATATAAAGTTAACTGACGAATCAACAATAGAAGGTGGTAAGTTTTTGCAACCAAGAAGAGCAGGTGCAAATGGTACTATGTTAAATAATATAATATCAAGACTTCGTGGATTAGAACCACAAGAAATAGCTTCTTTAATTAAAGGCACTCCGTTAGAAAAATATTTTAATAAGAAGGCTTTAAATACAGAAGTTCATCTTGAGGGAAATGACATAATTAAAGGAATGGTTGAGGCTATAGACAAAGATGCCAATTTCTTTAAACAGTGGTTTCAGTACATAGGAGCAGATTATAAAGGTAGTAGAGCAAAGTTTAATACAATAGAAGAAGTTATTGATAATACAATATTACATGAACAAGCACACGGATGGATTAAAAAAGGTTTTGCACCAAAAAGTATATCATTAGACCAAACAACAATACCACGTAAATTATTAGGTCCATTAAGTAAAGCAGGTAGAAGAAGGATTAGAGATAACAAACTAAATAAAGCAAGAGATAAACTATCAGGGTATGATTATCCTGATGAAGTTCCTGAATTAGCAGATGAATGGGCAGCATATTGGAAACTAGAAAAAGATGTTAACCAACTTACTACAAATTTTAAAACATCTTATTTACAAGACAGACAAGAATTAAAAAGACTTGCAGGTCTACAAAAATTTCTAAAACCATCATTAAATAAAACTGACTTTGAAGAATGGCATACAACTATAGGACGAGGTATATATAATTTTCTTGCTGAAAACATACAATCAGGAGGATTAGAGTTTCAAGACTTAAGAAAACTTATGCCTGAAGCTAGTCCTTCTACTTTACAAAGTATGTTAGACAATCCAAATATGGACACTATTGGCAATCTTATTGCACAAGAAGTAAGAACAGGTGGTATAACAAAAAGGTTAGACCCGTACTCATATACCTTTAGAGGTAAGCTATCAAGAAATTTAGGTAGAAATCTTAGTAGTAAAGGTAAAGTATTAGATGATGGTGGTCGTATCAATATGTCTGATATGGGTAGCTTTCTTGGAGTAGGAGCTGTTGTAAGCAGAAAGTTTACAGATTCAGCTATGGCTAGAATGTTTGGACAAGTTAGTCCTGCTTTTATAACTGCTACATCTCACACACAAGGTATTAAAGAAATAGAAAAACTTATTGAATCTTTACCTTTTGAAAAATCAGTAAGAAAAGATTTATATGAAAAACTAGCACGGACTGATGCAAAGATATTAGATGATTATTTAGAAGGTGGTTCTTATTCTAAATTAAGATTAACAGAAGAATTTTTTAAATTACTTAATGGTTCAGGTACTGCAGCAGATGCAGGAATATTAGGTGAACTAGAAAAATTATTGCAAGCAAGAGGACTACCTGGTGCATTAAATGGTGGTATTACAAAGTTTGTAGCAGAAATACAAGAAGCTAGAAAGTACTGGGTGTCTTTAGTAGGAGATGAAATAGTTGACGTAGGATTTGGTACATCTAAATCAAATGATTTATTTTCTTCAAGAATTAGAAAGATAGGTGAAGACGCAGCAACAAATGCAAAGATTGAAGAGTTAGCTAAAGCAGGTAAACAAGAAGAGATACAAAAGTTTATTATGGCTACATTTGGTAACGCAGATGAAGCAGTGCCTTCAGCACATCTGTTATCAGAAATGCTTGTAGGAAATATTCCTTTGTTTGACCCTAATGATGTATTTAGAATACTAGGTACATTTAGAAATAGCTTACTTAAAATGTCAGGAGTAGGTTTACTTACAGGACTAAAAAGATTCGACCTCCCTCAACTACTAGGTAAAAACATAGAAAGCAACCCAATAATTTCTTTAGCTGCGAAAAATAAAAAGTTTGCTGATTATGTTGCAGGTTGGGAATTACCAGTTAAATCTCCTTCAGGTAAGAAAGTAACGCAAAAGTATATAGCTGAATTACAAGACAAAGCTATTGGAGAGTTAGTAACAGAATACAACAAATATGGTGACAACATTTCTATTCAAGAATTAAAAGATGTTACTGATGATGATACATTTCAAATACTTAATAACTTAACAACTACACAGCAGCTAGAAACTGTAGCTAATGTAGGCAACATAACATCTAACGCAATAACTAAAGGACTTGCTAATGCACTTTATGCTAAACGTGTAACAGATGACGGTATCAAAATAGTAAACAGAGCATATACAAGATTTGCAAATAATGTTATGCAAGCAGCTTGGAAACCTTTAACACTCTTAAGATTTGCTTGGACTACAAGAGTTATTATGGAAGAACAACTAAGAATGTGGGCATCTGATTTAACACAGGTATTTACACATCCTATTTCTCACTTAGCATATGTATTAAAGCCTGATGGACTTATGGTTAGAAATGCAGCTAGAGCAGAAAAAATATTTAAAAAAGCAATACCAGGATTTGATGATAACAATTTAGCTTTAACAGAAAAACTTATTGATAAACTAAAGTTTGGTGAGTTTGACATATTAGGTAAAGATATGTCCCAAGAGTTGTTATTTAAACAAGCTATGTCTAGAGGCTCTAATGGAATAATGATTAGAAAAGCAGCTTCTATAGATAGGTTCTTTAAAACAATTAAAAAGTCATCTGTAACTAATTCACGTGCTAGTAGAAGAACATATGCTAAAGGTTGGGCTACAGAAATAAATCAATTAGCAGATGATGACATAATGCACTTAATAGCAAATATTATTGTAGATGCAGGCAACACTGCATTTGGTGGTAGCATTACTAGAAATTCAACACCATTTATAGACATAGATGAACTAGCAGAATTTTTAGCAGGTAAAGGAAAAGACTTAAGATTTTATGAAGACAGAATGAGAGGTTTAACAAAAGGAAACATAACTTTTCAATCATTACTAGATGTTAGAAAATCCTACAAAGAATGGGTTAACAGTGGTGATGCAGTTACAGATTATGGAAGAAGATTAATTGATGGTGATGTAGAAAGAACAAAGGAACTTTTAAATAGTTATGTAGCACGACTATTTGAAAAAGCAGGTGGTGGAGGTACCTTTAAAAAATATGTATTTAACGAAGGTTACAACCGAGCAAACTTACCTGGGTATGTTGATTTTGATAGAGGTATAGATTTTGAAGCAATGTTAGAGGCAGGAATTATAAGAGAAATAGATAAAGGATTAATATATAAATCTGCAGACAATCCAAATCTTGCAATGCCTATGTTATACGAACCAATAAATGGAGATAAGTCAAATAAATTTATTCAGTGGGTTGCAAACAGAGGATTTGATGCAGTTCCTACTGGTCAAAAAAGCTCAGTAGTTATACCTATTGGTAGATTTGCTAGTCCTAAACAGTATGATTTCTTAGTAGATACTTTATATAAACAAACAAACATAGGTCCTGATGTAGTAAAGATGTCTAAAGAATTTGAAGATGCAGGTAGATTTTCTAAAGGTCAATGGGATAGTGCTATAGAAAGATGGTTTGATACTTTAATGTCAAGACCAACAAACAAGCTGTCTCGTTCTCCTGCATTTAGACAGTTCTATTATAGAAACTTAGAAAAGATGGCAGATAGATTAGAAGCAGATGCTTTATATCGTATAACAAGAATGGATACTACATCACAATATATGCCTAAAAGCACACGCAAAAAACTAAGAGAACTTGTACCTAAACCAGTAGGTGAAGGTATAGGTATTGATGATTTAGAACAATTTGATGAGTTTTTAAAGTCTTTAGCTTTATCAGAAACAGAAGACTTACTTTATAGTTTAAATAGACGTTCTCAGTTTTCACAAGCAACTGCATTACTATTCCCATTCGCAGAAGTTCATTTAGAAATAGCAGGTACTTGGACAAGATTGTTAAGAGAAAATCCAACTAAAGCTAGAAGAGCTAGTGTCAGCGTACAAACATTAAAAGAAGGAAATCCATTTAATTGGAACTTTCTTGGTGGTGATGCAGGAGATGACGCACCTATGATATATACAGATGAAAGAACAAATGAAGAAGTATTTGTATTTCCTTTATTAGACCCTATACTAAAAAACTTTTTTGACAATGTGCAGAAACAAGACCTGAATGGTCAGCAACAAAATGTAGATGTAAACTTAAGAACTGTAGGTTTTACATCAGGTGTAAACATTATTGCAGGTGGGTTAATACCAGGAGTAGGACCAGTAGCACAGGTTGCTGCTAAAGCATTAATGCCTAATATGAAAGAAACAGGAGCATTCTATAAATTCTTATTCCCATTCGGTGAACCTACAGGCGGAATAATAGAACAAACTGCAGATGTGTTAGTACCACCTTGGTTACAAAAACTAACAGCACTTACAGAAGGAGCACCTGAAGGATGGGTAAGAGGATATACAAATACTGCTAAAGAAGTACTAAGAGCAAAACTTATAAGTGGTGCTATTCAAATGGGTGAAGAACCTAGAACACAAGCAGAGATGAACACTGTATTAAAGAATGTTTCAAGAGATGCTTGGATACTACATATGATAAAGTCTGCTGCACAATTTACATTTACTACACCATCATTTAGATGGGAGGCAGAACTAGAAGAAGGTGGGTTAGCACACGTAGACCCTCAAGAATTAAAGAAAAGAGGAATAGACCCTGAAGGAAGATTGTTTGGATTTAATACATTACAAACTGTGTATGCAAGATTTTTAAATGAATTTCAAGATGAAGTTATAGCAACAGAAGTATTTACTAATGTATTTGGTTTTGACCCTACAGCATTAGTTATATCTAAATCAAAAGAAATTAGACGTGTGCCATACACAGATGAGGCTTTAGACTATGCAAAAGAAAATGAAGAAAAGTTTGATTTGTACCCTGAATTATTTTATTATGTAAGACCTGACATAGGTATTGATGAATTTGTTATGGCTTCTTGGGTTAATTCATTTAATGATAACTATTTAGGAGATTATGCAGCAAGAGTAGATATAAATTTACCAGAGTATGCACAGTTACAAAACCAAGCAGCAGGACGTATGGCATTAGAAAGATATAGAAGAAGTATTACTGACCCTACCAGTCCTTCTTATGTAAAAGATGATGATATTAGAACTAATTTGTTAACAGCATACAAGCTAACTTTGGCAGATTACTTTGTAGGATATGGAGAAAAACCAACAACAGAATCTAGAACAGATATAGGTACTTTCCTCAAACAAGCAAGAGCTATGGCTGAAGACCCTGATTTACAGAACGAACAAGTTATTAAAGGTTTGAAGATATGGCTAGATAGTTTAGACTCTACTCTAACAGTAAGAAGAACAGAGACAGGAAACCTAGGTTCTGATGTTACTGGTTCTTCAAACTGGTTAGTTTCTAGAGACGAGTTAAGAAAAAAATCTCAAGAAATAATAAAAGTGTATCCTTTGTTTCAGTTTCTTAATGACGAAGTTTTAGAAAGAGTAATAAGAGAAAACGAAGATGAGCTGATACAATATGGTTATAAATATAAGACAGGCTACGAAGGAAGTCAATAATGTGGATATTAATATCTAAAATACTTTTTACATCAAACGGTACAGTTTCTAAATTTAACCCAAGTGGTGCAGTAGATTATTCAAAAGCACTATGGTATGACCAAAACACTGGAGAAACTAGAGAGGCTACAAAGCCTGACGGAAGTCCTATTGTTAATATTGAGAATTACATACAAAGAGAACAAGAAGGAAATATAGTAGGAGGACCTTCAGCAAGTGGAACTTTAGACAACCCTGGTCCAACATTAGGTTCAGGAGGAGAACAGGTTAGAGAACCTCGTGCATTAACTCCTGCTGAAATAGATGAGGCTGTAGATAATTTTTATAACAATAATGATGTACCACCACCATTTGGATTTTTTATAAATGAAGAAGGAGTAGCAGAGGAGTATCCAAAAGATGAAGATGGAGAGTATGTATTTCCAGGGCAAGGTTTAAATGACCCACCTCCACCATTAACTCCTGACGAAGCTATTAGGTCAAGACTTGCTACACAAGGTATTAAACAATTTTTAGGTTTTGATGTATTAGGTACACCACTGGGATATCAAGGAGCAGGAGAGGGATACGGTGATAAACCTGTTTATATTCCTGAGTTAGTTACTACATTGTTTATGGATGATATGTTGTCTGAAGACTATATTAGGAATCTACAAACTAAATTAGTAAAATCAGGATATTTAGTAGGAGGATTTGAAGTAGGAGCAATGGATGCTCAAACACAAGCAGCCGTATTAGCATCTATGACAGAGCATAACTTAGAAGGTAGAGTGCCTTATTTTGATGATGGATTTTTAATTGAAGGTGCTTTACTTGCTCTGCAAACAACTGATATTGTAGTCACAGTAGATGGACAATCAGTGTCAGTGCCTGCAATCTTAGACCCTAGTACAGGACAACCTTTGCTACAAGGAGATGAAGTAGCACAGTATCAAAGTCAGTTTGCATTTACTCCACAGAAAAAAGAACAGATAAGAGATTTTTACTTTGGTGAATTAGACAATGATATTGCTTCAGTAGATGAAAAATTACTAGATAGTTTTAGTATTGATATACCTGTATATGATACAGAGACAGCAGGATATATAGCTATGGATGCAGTTAGTAATTACTTTGGAGGTGCAGATAAACTTAGTTATACACAAGCACAATCTTTACAAGGTGTTGTTAATAAACTTTTAGAGCTAACTAAAAATGACTTTGACAAAATGATTGTAAAAAATGTTAAGCAAGACATAGATGCTACAGTTAGTGAGATTAACTATGACAAGTTTATTGCAGATGGTGGAGAAGAAGCATATAGAAATAGCCTTAAAGAACAGTATCCATATATGGACCCAAGAGCTATAGACAGTATGGTTAGAAATAAAGTAGCTTCATTTAAAGTAACAACAGATGCAGGACTAGGACCTGCTAGTTGGGCAGGAGGTATTCAAGATGCTTTTGCACTTAGTGGTATGGGAGACAGATTTAATTCAATGTTTCAATCAAGACTAAATAGAGCTGTAGATAAAATATACGGAGATGAAAAAGATTTAGCAAACAATCAGGCAAAGTATGATGCAGCTACAGCTAACTTCTTTAGAAGTGCTAACAGTCTAAGAAACTTAGGTTCAGGAATATAATGGCAAAAGTATCTGCTAAAGAACTTGTCGAGTTATTACAAAACGCAGGAGCTAATACAGAAGACATACCTACATTAGTTATGATATCTTTTTATGAATCAAACTTAGAAACAGGTGCAGAAAACGAAGATACAACATCAATAGGATTATTTCAAATTAACGCAGATAGACATTTTAAAAACGGTAAGCCTGATAATACTTTAAGTAGTTTTGCAGGAAAAGATATTACATTAGAAGAATTTGAACGTAAATTAAAGGACCCACAGTACAATGCAGAGTTTGCAGTACATTATTTAAAAGTTATCAGAGAAGATTTAGAAGATGGAAGTAGTCAGTTTGGTATGGTAACTGCTGCTAACAATGACCCATTTGGTATATGGGAAGCATACACAGATTATGTATTACCATACCTTAGTGGTGAAATGCCTGCAGGTAGAGGTAACAATCCTAATGAAAAAAAATCAGATGTTGTTGAAGGTATAAACTCTTATGTTGATGCGTACTATACTCTAGGTATGGAAACAAATAACAATGAACCTGTAGTAAAAGAAACACAAACAAATGAATCACCTGTTGAACCTACACCTGAACCTAGTGGAGTAGGACAAGAGCGTAGAGAAAAAGGTTATTCTGAAAGAGAAATAGCAAAATTTAATAGAGCTACTGAAAAGATAGCTAAAATGATGAACCCTACTGACCCTACAAATTTAGAAACAATTAGACAATCTCAACTATATTTAGCAGACCAAGTAGGTATGAATATACAAGAAATACCTTTAGATGTTCGTTCAAACTATGACCAAATAGATGCAGTTATAATGAACTTTGTAGGACAATTAGGAAAGATGAAAGCTAGGTAATGTCAGATATAGAAATTAAAATAGACGAAATAATAGCAAGTGAGTCTGCACCTGCATTAGAAGATACAGTACCTACTCCTGATATGATTAGGAGGGGTGAAGATGGGCAATACTATTTCTTTTATACACTAGAAGCAGACAAGGTAGAAGGTTTAGAAGAAGATGTAACTGTATATTATTTATCAGAATCTGATTACAAACTAACTGTAGACCCAGGAAGTGCAGAAGAAATAGCTAACACTGCTATAAATTTTGGTAGCATAGAAGAAGTTGAGTCTCGTCTTGCAGGATTAAATCCTATAGATGTACTTATATCATCAATTAAAAAAGAAGCAGACTTAAATCCTTATCTCGTAACACAAGAAGATAGTGGAGAGTTTGCTGTACTTGGATTATTTTTAGAAAGTATATTTGAAGGAACACCATTAACTTACGAAGATTATGCGTATGTTAGTCCTACTATAGCTGCACTTAATGCAGACCAGTTGGAATACTTTAGAGCAATAGCACTAGGTTCAGATAGAGAAGCTAATGCTACATTAAGAAGACTTCAAGATAGAACAAAAATAGAAGTTGCAGGATTGATAAGTAAGTATGGTCAGTATGATATACCACAAGATTTAATAAATAAACTTTATGATATGAGACTTAAAGGTATTTTAAGTAAAGATGATTTATCAGAACAGTTTAGATTAATACTCTTTCCTGAACTACCAGGATTTAGAAATGATGAAATACAAGAGTTTATAAAAGATAAACAGTTAGAGATGCCTGAAAGTTTAGCTTTTATACAAAGAGCAAAAGACCAAGCAGAAGCTAAGTTAGGTATGGATTTAGCATCACTATTTAAAGAAGAAGACTATAACTTTTTTAGTAATGTATTAGCTACCACTAATGGACAATCATTGTTAGATGCAAAGTTACAAGAAGTATGGGATGAAAATGTTTCAGACAAATATAAAGGTAGAGATTATAACACTTCAATTATTGGAGTTAGAACTTTGGCAAACAAGTATGGTAACTTAGATGAATCAGGTAGAGATAAAGATTTAGTATATAACTTGTTTCAAATGGATGACCCATCAGAACAAAGAAAAGCAATCATATCACATTTCTTAGAAGTAGGAGATGATGGTGCATTAACTAAAATGGCACAAGGATTAAAAGGTCAAGGACTAGGACAAATATATTTGTCACCAACAATAACTGGACAAGGATAATATGGCAGAAATAACTAATGAAATACTTGAGGAAAATAGTATTAATCGAAGTTTGTTATATACAGATGACAACGATAATCAAGTTGTTTACGTATTTAAAAATGATGAATATATAACAGCTAGAACTGCTGAAGAACTATCTGAAGCATTGAGTGGTGGTGGAGTTGCAATAGCAGAAAACTTGTTTGAAAACGAAAGCTATGGTGTAACTGGTACTACAAGTGGTACTGATATGGATAAAGGAGATGCTTCACCTACAGATGATTTAAGTTCTTTCTTTACAAAATTAAATGAAACAATATCAAGTATAGGAAGACAAGATAGAGAAGACGAGCCTACATTTGTACCTACCCCAAAACAAATAGAAGACATAGTTCCTTGGTTATCAGGTAAAGGCGGATTACTACAATCCTATGTAGATTCATATATAGAAACAGGTAACGCTGAATTTGCTTTAGGTGCTGTAAGAAATACAGAAGAGTATGCATTGTACTATCCAGGAATTAAAAGAGTTGATGGTTCGTTAAGAATGAACGAGGCACAGTATGAACAAGTGAGAGAAGGTTATTACAGAATACTTTTAGAGAATGACTTGAATCCTTTAGTGTTTGAAGAAGCAGGTAAAGTAGCATCCCTTATAGCAGGTGATGTAAGTGTATCAGAATTTAGAACAAGAATAGAAAGTGCTAGAACTGCATTTACAGACAACCCTATAGCACAAGAAATTAAAGACTACTACTCTGCAAATTTTCAAATAGACTTAACAGATAACGCAGTATTTGCTGCATCATTAGACCCTGATATATCTATAAGCATATTACAAAATCAAATATCACAAGCACAATTAGGTGCTGAGGCTGCATTAAGAAATCTAGATTTAACTACAGAACAAGCACAAAGATTATTACAAGCAGGAATAACACAATCAGGTGGGCAAAGATTATTTGCAAGAGCTAGTGATTACATACAACAGCTAAATAGATTAAGAATGGCTCAAGGAAGACCTAATGAAATTAACTTGCAAGATATTATAAATACAGAAGTTCAACAAGACCCTGCTGCTCAAAGAGAACAGGAACGTATATTGCAACAACAAGCATCTGAAAGTTCTGTAGTAACAGGTGCATTTAAAAATCAACAAGGTCAGGTTGCAGGACTAACTGAATCATAGTACACTATATATAGTGCCTGTCGAGTTCGGCACGCTAAATATAGGGTCGTAAATTCGGTAACGCCACCAAGGTGCGTTATCTGTCATTCGTAAACCCTTGTGTAAAATCCCTTTAATTACCTAGCGATTATGTTATGGGATATTTATATGCTAGAGAAGATGGAGAAAATTATGGAAGATATTAAACCAATAGTAGATACAGAAGTTGTAGATGAATCTACAGATGGTATCAAACAACTTAGAGAAGAGTATAAAAAGCTAAAAGCTGAGAATAAACAGTTTAAAGCTGATGCTATGAATACTGCTTTAGGTTCATTAGGACTTACAGCAGACAAAGGTATCGGTAAGGCCGTTACAAAACTCTATGATGGTGATGTCACAGTAGAGGGTATCAAGGAGTTTGTTGCTCAAGAGTTTGGAGAAGTTAGTAGTTCTGAACAACCTAGTGCAGCTCCTGCAAATACTGTAGTAGAAGCTCAATCACGTGTAGAGCAGTTAAATAAAATTGGTGTAAATGCAGAACCTGTTGACGTAAGTCAAGAGTTTCTAAACTTCGTAACTAACCCAGACACAAAACCTAAAGATACTATCAACGCTAAATTGCGTATGATGGATACTTTAAAAGAACAAGACAAGTAATAATTTATATAGGAGAAGATAAAAATGGGAGCAATATCGTTAACAAATAATACGATTTATGCACAAAACATTAATAACTTCACTGGTGAATTGTTTAAAGTTGGTGGTCAAAGAACACCTTTACTTACCGCAGTCGGTGGCTTGAATGGCGGAAAAACATTACAATCTACATTTTGGCAAGTCCAAGTAGAAGATAATGCAAAAGTCTCAAGTGAACCTGACAAAGGTAAAGAGGGTTCTGCACCTACAGAATTTCTTGGAAGAGACAGAGCTGCATATACTTATGTAACTCAGATTTTCCACAAGGGTGTACAAATGACATACACAGCTTTAGCATCTACACAAAACCAAAATCCTTTCGACTTATCTGCAAACATTGCAAACTTTTCTGATGGAACAGGCGGCAATACAGCAGGTGACAAGTTAGCACTTTTTGGTGGTAGCCCAGTGGCAGATGAATTTGCATTGCAAATGGAAAAAGCAATGGAAAAAGTAGCAAGAGAAGTTGAGTGGTTTGCATTCAATGGTTCTTTCTCTGACGGTGCTAACACCACCCCAGGTCAAGGAGAAAGAGAAATGTATGGTCTTGACGTATGGATTTCCATAAACAAGAACGCAAACAACGCAGCAGCAGTTAATCCATTAGGTGGTAACTGCTACTACAACGACACAGCAGAAGATGGAACTGGTACATCACAAGTCATTTCCTTTAAGACTATTTCAGAAGCCTTAAAGAGAATGTATGATAACCACGCACCAATGAATAACCCTGTGCTTGCTGTAAGTCCAAAACAAGTATTAGACCTTAACAACGAGCTTGTTAAAGGTACAGTTGATATAGCAGGAACAATCATTCCTAGAGATAGAAATGTTGCAGGTTTGGATATTGACACAATCATTACACCATTTGGTTCAATAGGACTAATGGTTATTGACCCTGATGTTATGCCAACAGGAACTGCTTTCATCTTAGACTTGGCCCACATACAACCAGTATTTACCAACATCCCAGGATTTGGTACTGTGTTCGTACGTGATTTAGACCAAAGCTCTAATGCAAGAATTGGTAAAGCAATTTATATGGAGATGGGATTCGAGTTCGGACCTCCTTCATATCACTGCAAAATTCAATCAGTAGCATAAACAATTTGAAGATTAGGGTGGAACTCCACCTCCACCCTTTTCTTCTGCTATAGTAAGGAAGATATGATTAAATCAAAACAGGCTTTAATAGATATTTCTGCAGACAACAACAACTCTCTTGGTGTTCAAACAGATGGTATGTTACTTTGTGGTATACAATTTCCTGCAGCTATGACAGGTTCAAACGTAACATTTGATTTTTCAATGGACAATACAACATTTGTAGATGTTAAAGAAACAGATGGAACTGATGTAAGCTATGCAGTATCAGTAGGAGACATTGTTCGAGTTGACCCATCAGGTTGGGCTTTTGCCAGTAATGGTTACATAAGAGTTACTTCTGATGGCAACGAAGCTGCAGACAGAAAAATAATATTACATTTTAGACATAGTTAGGAGACCCAATGAGCAATATTGGTAACCTAGTAGATAGAACCTACAGGGAATATCTTGAACCTATGGACGACCTTGTCAGTTATACAACATTATCTACAGACATAAATGATACCGTAACAAGTTTTACTTTTAATGGTGACTTGTTATCTATTGAAGAAGAAGACGCTATGGATGCAGGTACTATTATAGAAATAGACCAAGAGTTAATGTTGTGTACAAACTTAAATGCTGTAACTAATACAGTAACAGTAACTAGAGGTGCAAGAGGTACAACTAAAGCATCACATACTGCAGGTGACATAATTAAAATTGCACCGCCATTCCCACGTAAGAATGTATTTGATGCTGTATGTGACCAAATAAAAAACTTATATCCTACATTGTTTGCAACAGAAACTAAACAAGTATCAGCTAAAGTAGGATACATACCACTAAGTGGTACTAACGATAATTATTTAATAGCTCCAATAAAAGCTATATCCCAATATACAGATTTTTCTGCAGGTACAGATGACACAGGTATTGTATATTCAGGTGTTACAGTAGAACTTGTAGACCTACCTAACCCATTTACTTATACAGATTCGGATGGTGTATCACAAACAATAACATATAGTAACAATGGACCTAACAAAGTAAATGCTGTTCAAGTGTATAACGTGAACGCAGGCCATACAGTGTATATTACATTTAAAAAGAAGTTTGTAGAACCAACTGCAGAAGATAATACACTAGCTGAAATAGGTTTAGAAAGTGAATACGAACCAATAATTATGGCAGGTGTTGCAGCACAAATAATGGCAGGTAGAGATATACCAACAGCTACCACAGATTACATATCAGACCAATTAGCTACACAATCCTTTCCTGTAGAATCCGCAGCAAGAATAAGAAACTCTTTGTTGGCTTATCAAAGAGCTTTACTACAACAAGCTAGAAAAGATTTACGAGCTAGGTTCCCTGAACCAGTAACTATAAATAACTTGAGCTACGGATAATGCCTAGAATTGCATCAACAGTTAACATTTCTAACCCTAAAAGATTTGGGTATGATGTCAGAATAGATGATATATTATTACGTTCTGCGGTTGGTCCAGGTAGAGAAATGCAGATACAATCATCAGATGTACAAGAAGGACAGATAAATGTTAAACAAAATCCTGAAGATTTTACATCTAACTTAGGGCGTAAGTTTTCTCGTAATAACTTTTCAGGTGGCCAAGGTTTAGATACAGCTCATAGAATAAATGGCAATCCTAAAGATGTAACTAGATTTTTTGATAGCAAAGGTGTAGATGTATTTCACGCAGATGATGAAACAGCTTACAGTGCTAAGTTACTACACACAACAACAACACAAAGTCAAAGTTTTAGTGCTGATAATAACTTCTTAGCACAACTTACAAACGGAGATGTATTCGTAACTGATGGTACAACTATACATCAATATGATTTATCAGCAGAATCTTGGTCTGAAATATCATCTAGTACAACAGGAGCTACACATAACTTTACAGGTTTAGTTGCAGTTGGAGATAGAATGTATGCTACAACTGCTAACGGTACTTCAGGTTCACAGTTAATAGAATTTACAGGTAGTTCCTGGGTAGTAAGAACTACAGACCAGGCCTCAAATGGTTTAACAGGTATACATTTTGCTAAGGGTCAGTTGTTTATATCAGGTGATGATGGAACTGTAGGTTACTTGTGGGGTATAAGTCCTATAGGACAAACCTGGGATTCTAGTGATTTAACAGAAGCTAGTGCAATAGTTACATTTGATAATAGTTTTAGTATAACATCTGTAATAGATGCAGGTTCAGTGGTTTTAGCTGCGTCAACAAGCGGGGATATATTTTCAATAAAAGATGTAGCAGGTACTATGACACTAAAAGGTCAAACCAATATACCTTTTGAAGAAGTACATTCATTAGCTGCATCTGAAGGTATTGTATTTTTTGGAACAAAAGAAAAAACAAAATCAGTTGGTAGATTTTATACAGCTCAACTAACTGTTGCTGATGACTTATACGTTGTAGCACAAAGACAATTAATAAAAGAATGGGATATAACAGGTGTAGATAGTACACCTAAATTTATGTTTGTATCAAGAGACAGTGTTTACTGTGGCGTAAAGGAAAGTGGTAGTGAAACATTTTTGTGGAGATATTACTTACCAACTGCAGGTTTTGCTAGAAACATAAAGATAGGTGCAGGTGGATTTGTTACTGGTATTACACAAGTAGAAGGTAAGTTTATGGTAGTTGTTGCAGCAAGTGATGTATATTTAGAAACATCTACATTTGAATCTGAAGGTTATATATTGTTATCTGCTGCAGATTTCTTTACTGCTGAAGCTAAACAATTTGTAGGTGCAGAGATGTCTACACAAACTCTAGCTTCAAATACCTCAACAGAATTATTTTTTTCTACAAAGTTTGAATCGTTAGACAATCCTGATGATTCGAGTTTTAAACAAGCTATAGAACAAACGACAGGTACAGGTGACGTTGAAAAACAGATAGCTGAAGTATCTAGGTTTATAGTAGGTAAAGTAGTTCTTAAAACTTCTGATGGAATAAATACACCTAAAGTAAAATCAGTACAGTTTCGTGCATTAGCAAGGCCTGAACTTGTAGTTGCACAAATACCTATAAATGTATCAGATAGAGTAGAAAGGCCTAATCGTAAACCTATAAAAGTAAAAGGTTTAGGTGAAGCAATATATTCTGAGTTACGTACAAAAGAAGGTGCATCTGTTACGTTAGAAATATTTGACCCTGCTGAAGTTATACGTGGTGTGGTAGAAAGAATAAGCTATCCAATAAATTCAAATGTTGAAAGAGGAAGTGTAACCCAGTATGCTATAATTACGGTGCGTGGTACTAGACAGCAAACTGTTACAGATGTAACTAGCACAGAAGTGTTTGGTATTCAACAATTAGGATTATTGAAATTTGGAGCATAGATGACATTACAGACAGCAACATACAGTAACTTTTTTGAAACAACATTAAATGGTATTGTTGCATCAGGTGCTACTAACTGTACATTAACAGCAGCACCTACAACAAATGGAACTACTCCAATAGCTGCACCGTATTATTTAGTAATAGACCCTGACAATGCTTCTAACAGAGAAGTTGTATTAGTAACTGCATCCTCAGGTACAACAGTATCAGCTATGACAAGAGATGTAGAAACACGATATACTACTGACCCTACACACGTAGATGGTACAACCGTACGTATGGCCGTTGTAGGTGAAATGTTTGAAGATTTACACGACAGAGTAAATGATATAGCACTTACGGGAGATATAACAGGAACTATAAGTAGTTCAACGCAAGATATAGCTACAAGTTTTGGTAGTGGTGTTATTGTTAATGCAGATGTAAATGCTAGTGCTGCAATAGATGCAACTAAAATTCACAATGGAACTGTATCTAATACAGAGTTTGGTTTTTTAGATGGTGTATCTTCTGCAATACAAACACAGATAGACAATATATCAGCAGGTGCAGTTACACTTACAGTACCTATAACAGTTAAAGTAGCTGATGATGGCTCAGGTTCACAAAATGTATTTTACTTTTTATCAGGAACAGATACAGGAGCAGGAACTAGGTCAACTAATTTTATTTTTAAGATAGGTTTTAAATATAAGTTTGATACATCAGACAGTTCATTATCAGGACATAACTTAAAATTTTCATTAACACAAGACGGTTCGCATAACAGTGGTTCAGAGTTTACAACTAACGTAACAACTGCAGGAACACCAGGTAATGCAGGTTCATCTACAACAATAGAGATTACACCTGAAACTTTAGGTATTGCAGGAGCTACATCAACACTTTATTATTACTGTTCTAACCATAGCGGTATGGGTGGTGAAGGTGCTATAAACTTATACTCATCAGGTGGTGGTGATGGAGACATTCACGGTTTCTTATTGATGGGAGCATAATATGGGTATGTTAATGATGCTCAAAGAAGGTGGAAGTTTAGTAATAGATACTATTGGTAACTTACCTATAGACGAGGATATAGATTTACTGCCTGAAGCAACTGTATCATTAAATGTAGATTTACAATTAATGTTATGGTCTGACACAGGTTTCGCATTACAGTACCTAGATGTGGATGAAATGTTATTATTAGGTGCAGACTAAAAATATATGATAATATAGGAGAATAATGGCAAACGAATATAAAGTACTAGGACAGGTAGGAGATGCGTCATCTAATGACCAACCTCTTTATACTGTACCTGCAAGCACAAGTGCAATTGTATCAAGCATTGTCGTATGTAATAGAGAAAATGCAGCAAATACTTTTAATATTAACGTAAAAGTTGGTGGCGGTACAGTTGCTAATGAAGACCGTTTAGCTTTTGAAACATCAATAGCTGCTAACGATACTGTTACATTAACACTTGGTATAACTTTAGCTGCAACTGACGTAATTTCTGTCGGTGCTTCTGACGCAAACGTTACATTTAGTGCATTCGGTACACAGATTACATAATTAAATAGGAGTTAATAATGGGTTTTAAAAGACTTGCATTAAATGATGGTACTTCTGCACATATAAGCAGAGGTGAAGACCTCAATGCAAAAGCTATGACACTTGTTCAAACAAACAATAGTAATGGCTCATTTGCACCTGAAAGCAATAACACCAAATATCAAGTGTTTGCCGTTGGTGGTGGTGCAGGTGGCGGAGGTTGGCGTGCAGGTGGAGGGGGTGCAGCAGGGGCTGTATTCTTTGAAGGCGTACAATTTAGTGGTACTTCTAACATATCTATAGGTAGTAGAGGTAGTGGTGCTAACAAAGGTCAATTTTTAAATGGTGGTAATGGTGGTACTACAAGTATGAATGCTGCAACTTTTAAAGCTCAATCAAATAATAAAAATACTCTATCTAATATTTCTGTTGCAGGTGGTGGTCGTGGTGCAGGACAGGGCCAAGCAGGTGGTTCAGGTGGTTGCGGAGGTGGCTCAGGAGCAGATAACAATACTGCACCAACAGGTAACATAGGTGGAAATGGTGGACCTAAAACTAACAACAACAGCTATATGGGTGGCGGTGGTGGAGGTATGGGTTCTGACTTAACTGGTGATAATGGTGCTCAAGGCGGTGGAGATGGATTTGCTTTTCTAGGAGAAAACTACTGTGCAGGTGGTGGTCAACAAGGTTTTTATGGTTCAGGTGGAGGAGGAAATGTAGGCAACACAAACGTTGGAGGCAATGGTGGAAATACACCTAACAATGGTGGCGGCTACGGTTCAGGTGGAGGTAGTAGAAAGAATGACAGTAACAGTAACTCAGGTGGTCACGGTTCAGCAGGTCGTATGCAAATATTAAAGTACGACCAACCAACACTTGCAGGTAACGTAACTAATATAAAGAAAGTAAAAAAACTTTAATGATTGTACACATAGGGTCTGATAACATTGTAAAAAATATTCTTGTCGGAGATACAATAGACGATTTCTTATCTGAAGAAAATCCTGGTGATACATTTTCATTGGCACCAAGCAGCAATGTAGTAGTTATAGGAGACATATGGTTTGAAGATAAAAAACTTACTAAACCTGCCAATGGACCATATCCTAGTTGGAGTTGGAATGAAGAAGAATGGGAATGGAAACCACCTATAGATTACCCAACAGATGAAATATTAGAAAATCAATGGTGGGATTGGGACGAAGAAAACACACAGTGGGTTTTAATAACTGAAGAATAAAATCTAAAGGTGGAATATGTTATTTAATAGATACAAAAAATCTAAAGTAGTTTATTCATTAGACAGAGGTTATAGTTATCCAACAAGTATATTTAGTGAACCATATTTATATAACAAAAATACGTATGGTTGTCCTGCTGTCAAGATAGCTAACAATAGATTATATGCAGTCAATGCTCCTTTAGATGTAAAGTGGATATACAATCCTATATCAGGCCTTATGGAAACAGAATTTATAGGTAGCAATACTGCAGGTCAATTAGGTCAAGATATATTTAATTTTATAAATGTAACAAAACAAGAAGTATATGGTGTTCTTACACTTCAATGTATAGTACCCTATATACTTTTTACAGATACTAAAGATATTGAAATATCATTACTACCTGGAACAGATTTAAAAATGGATAACTGTACATTTGTACCAGGTTCGTTCAATATTTACAGTTGGAACAGAATGTTAAATTTTGCAGTAGAAGTAACAGATAAAAAGAAACAAGCTAGCTTTGAATGGAGTGTTGATAAACCTTTTATGCTTTTATATTTTAATAAATCAGTAACTTTAGATTATAAACTTATGACTGATGAAATGTGGGCTATGTGTAAAGAGGTAAAAAATATTACTAAAGTAAGAAACAATACTACTAAAATATATAATACCGTGTTGAAAAGAAGGCCAAAAAAATTATTATGAAACTAGAAGTTATTCCTATATACCAAGATTTAAACTGGATAGTAGATTCACACCCTATTGTTGCTGCAAAAAAAGCACCACCTGCTTGGTGGAAAACAATTAAACGTGATAGTAATTATGAAAGTTTAGCAAATTCAGGAAACATTAAAACTTGCCCTGCTATTAGAGACGTAATCAATTATGGATATATAATGCCTTCGTGGTCTTGGATAGAGTTTACTAGAACAGAAGATGATGTATATTGGCAAATAGGACAGGGACCATTACCCAAAGCAATAGATGGTCACTCTCAATATCAAATAGAAGGCTCACCTGTTACACCATTAGTTGGTGGAGGTGCATTTAAACTTGTATCACCTTGGCAGTTTAAAACACCACCTGGTTGGGGTTTAATATTTAACGACCCCTTTTGGCACTACGAAGATAGGCCTATTAAGTTTTTATCAGGCCTTGTTAGAACTGATGCGTATGGTCAAGTAAACTTTCCGTTTGAAATAAATAGACCAATGGAAGTAGGAGAAGTATTGCAAGTAACAGAAGGTACTCCTCTCATACACATATCAGTTGTTCCAATAGATGATACATTTGAACTAGATGTAGTAAAAGCTACAGAACAAACTGACCAAGTATTTAGAGATGAAGCAGCATCAGTAATAGCTACTAGTAGAATGTATTATGACAAAGCAGTTAAAGAGTTTGACAATGATAGAAGCACTGGACGAATGGATAATAAATAGTGAGTTTGTTAAGAATCCTCCTGATTATGATTTGCTTCCTGACCCTTACACAATAACTTACATAGACGGTGATACGTTATCTCAAGCAATAGAGTTAGCTAAAGTAGATGACAGCATTACATTAGACAGCACACATCAGGATTATATAGAATTACTTATAAACCTATTGGAGAGTATGATATAATCCGATTTATGGATTTACTCATATACTTAATACTCATTGTTTTAGTTATAGAAAACTATGGTAATCTATATAAATTTTTAACAGGTAAGTCGCAGAAAGCACCTTATCACTACAAGACTGATAAGTGGAATTGGCAAGATGATTGGGATAGAGATGACATCTTCTAACGGCAACGGCTTTACACAGAAAGAAATGTTAAATCTTATATTGGAGGGACAACAAGATATAAATAAACGTATAGATGAGTTACACGAAAAAGTAAATCAAAAAATATCAAGGCAAGAGTTATCGGGTTGGTTGGTTGCAATCTCGGCACTGGTGGTGTTAATCAATAACATAATGTGAAAAAGTTATTAGCTGTTGTAGCTGCAGTATTTCTAATAGCTACTCCTGTATATGCATATCACACTGAAACACAGACACCTTATGATATAACTAATACATTAAACAATGACGGTAGCATTACAGTAAGTTGGCAAGAGAGTGACGGCTTTGAAGATAATCCACCTGAATACTACATAGTTTATATTGGACTTACTGAAACTGCTGATGATATATCAGAACAAACAGACTTTGGTTTTACAGAAGCACTGTCTTGGCAGAGTTATACATTTACAGCAGAGTATCTATATAATAATTTGTCTGTAGATAATCAAAAGATATATGCAAAAGTAAAAGCATTTCACGATACTAATGGTACAACTAGCGACTTTACGCCAGTAGAAAGTGTATTATATGATTATGTTTATATACCTACTACAACGACATCTAGTTCGACAACAACTACTACCACAACAACAACGACAACATTACCTAAAGCGGAAGATGTTGTCGAAGATGGTATTACTACGTACTTGGCTTGGGACGAAAATGGATGTGAACACCCAGGTAACCCTTTATCGTATAAACAATATTTGGAAGCCGTAGAAAGTGGAGATTGGTATGGTTATCAGCCTGGTGATTGCACCGATATACCTGATGATGTTATTATTATTATCGAGGAAGAAGAAATAGATGAGTTGGACGAAGAGATACTTCGAGATGACGACCTCGGAGAAGAAACAGTTGAAGAAGAATTTGAAGACACGGATAGTGAAGAAGAAGAAATAATTTTACTTGAAGAAGAAATTGAACTTACAGATGAAGAAGTTGAACTTACAGATGAAGAAGTTGGACTTACAGTTGAAGAAATTGAAGAGCTAGAAGAGTTTATTGAGGACCTTGAAGAACTAATAATAGAAGAAATTATAGAGTTAGATATACCTGACGATATAATAATTATAGAAATAGAAGAGGAAGAAATTGAAGAAGAAATTATTATTGATGAGACCGAAGTTTTACCTGAGACTGATGAGGGAACAGAGGAAGTTTTGGATGAGTCAGTACAGGAAGATGTTGAAGAAGAACCTGTAGAACTTACTGAAGAAGAAATAGCTGTTGAGGTAGCTGAAGTACAAGAGGTTATTGAAACCATAATTGTAGAAGAAGCTACTACAGAAGAAGTTATTGAAGTACTTGAAGAAGTAAATGATGTAGGTGTACAAAACTTAGAAGAAGTATCTGAAGAAGTACAAGAAGTTGTACAGGAAATAGTAGAGGAAGCTATAGATAATGTTGAAGAACTTACAGAAGAACAAGTTGAAGTTGTTGCTGAAGTATTACAAGTTGAAACTGAAGATGTTGAAATCATTGCAGAGGCTGTTAAGTCAGACGAAGCCGTAGCTGAAGCCGTAGAAGAATATGTAGAGCGTGCTGTAGAGAATGCAGACGTAGAAGATTACACACTAGCTGACGTAGTTACTGAAGTTCAGTTTGAAAATTTTATAGAGAATCCAATAGAAACACTGGTGGACATAGACTTAAAGGAAATAAACCTTTCTAATTTGTCAGACGATATGACATCTGACCAAAAAGAAAAAGCACAAGAAGTTGTCGTGCCAGTTATCCTAACTAGAATAGCTAGTATGGCAGCATTTATATTTAGGAGAAGTTAATGATTAAGAAATTATGGTCTTGGATTGTTGCTGCAATAAAAGAAACTTTAAATCTTTCGTGGACCCTGGTGGGGCTAGTGATTGCGACACTTACTTTGACAGGTTCTGCACAGCAAATTACAGGATTAGCTACTATAATTACATTAGCCGTATGGTTGTTAACCATAGGCTTTAGAAAATAAAGGAGTTATATGTGTATGGTAACCACTAAAGAAGATGGTTCGTTTATACAAATATGTAACTGTAAGAATGGAGGACTAGGTGAAACTAACTGTAGTTAGAACACAATTCGGAACAGACGCTACTAATGGAATACTATTAGTTGATGGTCAATTTGAATGTTATACATTAGAAGACCAGTATCAGGCCGTAAAGGTTATGCACGAAACTTGCATACCTGAAGGCACATACAACATTAAGTTTAGAACTGTTGGTGGTTTTCATACTAAATATAAAGAAAGATATGGTGCTGCACATTATGGTATGTTGCACTTACAAGATGTACCTAACTTTACTTACATACTGATACACGCAGGAAACACGGATGAGCATACCTCGGGTTGTCTTATTGTCGGAGAAAGTCAACAAGACTTAGATATAAGTGATGATGGGTTTATAGGACATAGTGGCAAGGCGTATCAAAAACTATACAATAAAGTTGCTAAAGAAATGTTACTTGGTTTGAGTGTATCTATTGAGTACACAACCATAACTAAACTATTAGAAAAGCCATTATCAAATGCGTCTACAGAAGATGTAGTACTAGCAAGAACTGTAATGGAAAAGTTAGAAGAAGTAAATGGTAATGTCTTACAAGGCAATGCTATGTTGAAAGGAAGGTTAATTAGATAATGTTTGAGAAATCAAAAAGAGCAAGAAACCAAGACGGCACGTTCAAGAAGGATGTGAGGTGGACACCTTGGTCCGAATCGTGGGAGTATAAAATGAGTGATGACTTAAAAGATATGCTTGAGCGTGTAGTATGGACATTCATTGAGGCCTTCATTGGTGCTTTAACAATAGCACCACTTGTAGGTGTCGAAGCTGAAACAGTCCAGTTAGCTGCCCTCTCAGGAGGTGCTGCTGCACTCGCTGTCGTGAAAACATTTGCCGCTAAAAAAATTGGTAAAAGTTCTCAACCAGTAAGCAAGTAATTAAATAGCAAAGCCGAGGGTGTTATCCTTTCTACCTCGGCTCTTGCTTAGTCACATTTATGAAAGTCTATAATTTCTTCTAAACATTCTTGACAAAAGTATTCCATTCCTGGTACTGGATGTGACATTATTCCTCCTTTAAATTGCCCAATCTTTAACATATGATTTATGTTTTCTTTTTGACAAACCACACTCACAATTTTCAGAATATATTATATTGTTCTCTGCTTTTAGAAAAGCAATAATTTTTCTTAAATCATAAATTTTAGTTGTATGTTTACAAACTTCTATATCTGTATCTAAAAGTTGTTTGACATATTCAGTTCTACTCATTCTTCCTCTAGTTTTTTTACATTAGTCATTTGTTCATTGTAATCGTGTACAAACTTTTCTACTAGAACATCTAAGACTTTTGTATCAGTTTTTTTTAGTATTGGTGAAGTAGTCATTTGTAAACCACCACACGCATTACTTACTTTTATTGCCCATTCTTTTAATAGTTTAGGGTCAGAAAAGATATTAGAAAGGAGCGTCATCAGGCCCTATCTCATCTAATGATTTAGGTTTTGGTAATGTCATACCATTCGATACTGAAGCGAAATCTTTCCAACTTTTAGGTGTAGTTTTATTATCCATCCACCAAGACTTAGCAAACACTTTACCATCTACAGTATCTCCTGCAGTGCAGTTACCCATTAAAGTACATCTGAAGTCAGGACTTCTTTTTGTTGTTTTTTCTGCATCAGTATAATATTTAACAGAGCCACCACATGGACACAAAAGGCCTGTATCATCTATAGCTAACTCACCACTAGGGTGTTTATCACCTTTCTGTTCTCCGTATCCTGCGTCTGATATTGCTTTAACAGGGCTACTTTCAACAGGTTTAGATACTGGTACAGATTTCTTAGGGGCTGGTTCTGAGGTTTCATTGCCTACCTTGCTCATCTCTTCCCTACTCGGGCGTTTCTTATCTTTACCTTGATACTTCCAATTAGCTAATGCTCTACCTATGGCAGATGTCTCACAGTTTTCAGCCCAAGCATCTTTGTTAACAGGTCCACCCTGACCTTTAGTTTCTTGTGCTATACCTGTAGAGATTGGTAGTACTTCTTTTACATCAGTAAATATTTCTGCTTTGATTGTTACAGAAGTACCATCATCAGTAATGTGTACTACGTTTGTTTCTATTCTTCCTTGTGGATAATCTGCCCAAAATAACTTAAGCCTATCTTCCACCATTTCATATTCGTTTAGATTGAATCTTCCCATAATTCCTCCTTATCTTTTACTACTACATCAACTGTCTTTTGATTTTGTTCTTCCCCGTATAGTTTACATAGAACGTTTAAACATACTAGTACTGCATTATTTATACGCAAGTGTTGTCCGCAATAATAACACATAACTACTCCTCCAAGTTTACCAAATATTCTGCTGTTACACCTTTGTTAGGTTTGACAAATAAACAAAACTGTGAAGGCCTACCCATACTAGCTAACTGTTCTTGTGCAAATGTATTATAACTTTCTGTGCTGCCGTTTACCCACACACGTGTATCATTAATATACATTGTTGTTGGTGTGTGATAGTGACCACATACTGCGTGTGTAAAGTTTTCCATTAATCCATTTGCTGCTAAAGATTTCCAACCTAGTATTTTTTTGTTGTATCCATACCAAGGAATACCTGCGTGACCTCTGATTTGGTCACCGTGAAAGCACATAAACTTTGCTTTAACACCTAGATTTGCAACAAGATACCAGTTACGTTCATTACCTCCATCAGGAACTATGAATTTTATACGTGGTTCATTAGCAAACATTGTCTCTAATATTTTTCCTAGCATACGGTCAGCGTTAGTTTCAGGGTTGTAGTCCCTACGTGAACGACCACCTAATGCACCGTGATTACCAATCACCCAGTAAACTTCTACTTCTTCAAACTCGTGTAGCAGTATTGAGAAAAATTTATGGAGGATACGTGGACCATCTACAGTAACTTGCCTGTATAAACTTGCATCAATCAAGTGAGACTGCCCAGGAAAAATCAATTCACCTTCCACTATGTCACCTAGGCATAGCACTGCAGCTTTACGTACAGGGTGATGAGCTCTTTGAAGACGGGCTAGGTCTGAGATTTTATTTGCGTATCTTACAACTCTTTCTTCTGCTTCTTTCGTGGAATACGTAGGTGTAGTCTTAGCTAATTGTATGTCTGATAGAAGTGGCACACATAGTTCTTCTCCTGCTGTTTTCTTTGTCTTAGGTGGAGGTTTTACTGGAGGTAAGTCTAAAGATAATATACCATCTTTGACTGCAGTATATACTGCGTCAATCAAGTCAGCTTTTCTGTCTTTGAGTTTGTCAATCTTTTTAAGTAATCTTTCATTGGTTTCTTTAAGCTCAGCATACTTGCTGTCAGTAACTTCCGCGAGAAGTTCTGCTATCTCTTCTTTATTTCTCTTAACCAATTTCTCACACTCGTTGGGGTAATATTAATTTTAAATTGTTCATCTAAGATATCTGTGATTGTAACTGCATTAACTTGCTTACCTTGTTCTACTAACCCTGCAACACCATCTAAAAATTCTTGCACTTCTGATGATACATTTTCGTACCACTTTCCCGAATTAGAAACGACACTGTTGAGAAGTTCGTTTATATTTTTACTCATATCTATAATATTAACAGAAGTTTGCGAAAATGTGCAGAAAATTAAGAAAGTATACGCACGCGTAAGGAAGGCAAAATTTTTTTCGTGTAATACACACGCGTATAAAGAGCAAAAAAAAACGGGACACGAGCACTTGCGTGTCCGTATCCCGTTCAATGTGTTAAGCACAAAGTGAGTAAAAGCCTAACACATATAATTATAATATATTAAGCTACTCACTGTTAAGCGTTTCTGTACTTAACCACCCATTCTTTTGCTTTATCTATATTTGGAATAGGTATGATATTCTTAGTTGCAATCATTTGCATACATTCAGTAATTAGTTCTGCTGAACAGCTAACCTCACCATACTTTAGATTAGCGTAATCAATACCTGTAAATTGTAAATCGCTTACAAGTATTCTTGGCTCGGCTTGTTTCGATAACCACTCAATAGCAGGACCATCAATAAGATTGTGCAACCCGTGGTCAGGTATGTACTTAACGTATCTACCATTCTTACCAACAATACGAAGGGTTCCTTTAACCTTATGTGGTTCTTTGGCATCAGCATCACTATCACCTGAGTATATTGCTACTGTACTAGCAGGTAATGTTTCAATGATTTCTTGTACATCTTCTTCGGTAAATGACATAGAGCCACTCACATCTATAAGAACTGTACCTGATTTTCTTTTACTCTTAGAAGTAAATACTTTCTTATCAGTCAAGTCTCTATGCATAGCTCTAGGTGCAACACCCATATCACTGTACTTCTTTGACTTACCCAATAGTTTGTTAGGTAAAGACTTCTCTAGCAATGGATAAGATATCTCCATCTTTGCCCATCTAACATCTGTGCCATCTCTTCTCATTGCATTGTTTATTGCACTTTCGAGATTGGTATTGTTCTCGTCTGAAAAGTCTTTCATTCCCATCAAATCAATTTCTATATCTCCTATTCCTTCCATAGCTTCACTAGGCATAGAATGATATAGTAAATTGTTATCTTCACACATGTCGTGTAAGTACTGAGCAACTTCTTTCAACCTTGCTGTAGGGAATTTCTTTGCATCTTTACGAACACTCATTGTCATTTCAACTGCAGTAGCTACAATCCTGCATAGCTCTTTACCACGTGACTTCATCTCACCTTTATCTAAATTAGAAAAGGTACTAGATTCTACATTGTAAGACAATAGATAAGGTATGTTAGTTTTGTATCGTGATTCGTGTAATGCCAACCACGGGTCATTAATCATTGCTTTGACTATGAACTTCAGTGTTACATTATTCTTTACCATTTCAGCAATGCCTTCTGCTTTGCCATCATTGTTCATCCAAGCAGTATAAAATTGCATACTTCTTGGAATGTCGAATTTTGGAAATGCTTTCTTCTGAGTATACCAATACACAGATAACATCATTGCCATATCTATATAGTATGGTTGAAGATGTTTTACTCCTACCATCTTCGGTGCTTTGCCATACTTAGCGTCAGCTAAAGCTAGTATCTTCATTACTTTGTTGAACGTTTGCTTTGTATTAGCATTAACCAAATCCAACGGCAGCAATATATCTTTGTTACCATGGTCTACTTGGTATTCATTAGCACCAGTTTTAATTAACCACTCATTGTCTTGTAACGCGAGATTGAGTAAGCCATTAGACTTACTCTTTCTCTCAACTGATTTGCTTCTAAACATCTTGTAGCTCTATAGCATCAATAACGTCATTAGCATAATCTTTACCAAAACACACAGTTGCAGAGCTTTTGATATCTACACCTGCACCTACCAACTTAGAAAATTCTTTCCAAGCACGGATAGACATAGGTATGTCATCTTCATCTCGCTGTGTGTATACTGACCTGTAGTTTTCAGGTAGTGAAGCAATCGCATCAGGGTGTACAGTGTTAATATCAATCTTAACTCCGAACCTGTCTGCCAATGCCTCAGGTAGCATATCAGGCGTTCCATTCATAGTTGCAATAACAGTAAAACCTTTAGCAGGCATTACAGTTTCTTTCTTGCTGTTAGGTAATGTATACCTAGCAATGTCTGCATCATCAAGGATTGCGTGAAGTACTGATGTAACATCAGGACCTGCGTGGTCAATCTCGTTGATGATTAGTCTTGTACCTTCTCGCCATGCACGTATAGCTAAGCCGTCATTCCAATCATAGGTACCTGCCTCGTTTGGAATATAATGACCGACCATCTCTGCTGCAGTACTATCTATAGTCAATGTAGTACTGTATACATTCTTGCCTTCAGGCACGTTTACTTTTGTTGCTTGATAAGTTTTACCTGTACCAGGTTTACCATAAAGTAAAATCCTGTCAGATGTACCTATCACTTTGTTAAATAGTTCCCAACTATTCATAATTATCTTCTCACTTTCTATTTATTACTCTTCTTCTTGCTGACTTTTCGCATAGTCATTGAAGAACTCTTTCTCTGAATTTGATAGGAAATTTTCTATATCTTCTATAGTTGCATCACTATCATTCTTGAACTTAGCCTCAGCCGCGTCAAGTATTTGTCTCTCGTATGAGCTACCTTCTGGAACATCAATCCAAGCGTATGGACGAACAGTAGGTATGTTCTCCCAAGTCTCACCTGCAATATCAATCAGAACTTGTTCCCACTTGACTTCTTTGAAATCAATAGGTTGGTTTATGCTAGTTACTGGTACAGTAGGTACATTGAACATAGCTCTCACGTGTGGCATTGTTAGTTTTCCTTGCTTGTGGTAATGCGGCATAGCCATTACACAAGTGACAGGATAGTTATCAATAGCCACTCTGTCTGTTATTTCAGAAGCATCTTTAACACCTGCAGCAGCATCAAAGAAACCTCTACGGAGATTACGATTGTAACCTTTCTTTATACTTTCTTCATTCAATGTCTGTAGTACATTGGTTGTTAGTACAAGATAGTTGTATTCGTGAGTCTCCACTCTGTAATTATGTTGCATATTTTTCCTCCATTTCACAACATTCTAAAGTACATTCACTTTCCATTGTTTTTGGTGTGATATACTTTTCGTTTGTCTTATAGCAAGTTTCACACATTGCTAAGTTATCTACTACTGGTATATGTATTTCAACATTCATCTGAACGTTACACAAATCACATACCCATAAGTCATCAGGCAATCCATTATCTACTAATGTATCAATAAAGAAAAATCCATTTTGTTCATGAACTTTCTTATTCTTTTCATACATGGCCTCAGCAAATAACCTTTGCTTTTTTCTGTGGGCAATCGGATTGATTATCCACTGTATTTTTTCTATCATATATTCCTCCTCTATATAGATAGCTTGTAACACACAGGTATGTTAGCAATAAACAAACTACACGAATGTGGTTTAGATATTTCCTATGTGCTACAAGCTACCTACTTCACAGTTTACTTGTAGTTTATGTGTACACACTCCTGTACTTCATAGATAGCTCGTACTACACGAAACACATTATGTATGCACGTATCAACAGAAAGGGCTGCGTCCCATGTAGTACGAGCTACCTACTTTCAGTAGTAGGGCAACAGAGATAGAATACCTACCCCTACTTGTAAGTAGCTCAGTTATGCGTTTCCGTTATGTGTAGAAACTCATTCTTCTTCGTCTAATTTTATATTGACAAGAAACCCTGTAACCTTGTTACCTTGTCTTATTGATTGTACTTTGAAAGTCTTCATCTTTCTTTTAGCAAAGTAACCTTTACAAAAAGATTTCAAAGCATTGTCTTCTTTCTTCACCATGAGTAATTCTTCATGTGAGTACTCAAAGAACCTAATATATTTATTTGGATTTTCTAACGCTAGTTGCAGTGCTTCTTGAAACACATCATCATTAAATCTACTTCTAGTTTGTCCCACAAATACTGTAGTCTTGTAGTTTTCTTTGATGTCTTCTAATGATAGAACTGTAGCTTTATCTACTTCATTAATCATTCTTCCTCTGCTTTCTTACTTTTACTCTTAGATGTAAAGTTTACTAGATACTGTTCTATATCCTTCACACCATCTTTTGCTTTATCACCGAGTGTCTCGGCTGTAACGTTCATATTCTTAACAAGATTAGGATTACCCATTATGATTAGTTCAGGCTCTTGCCAAAACAATAAGTTATCCATGTCTCTAAAGTTACTAACAATTTTACCTAGCACATCAACAGCAAACCCTGCAGGTATCATTACCTCGTGCCATTTGTTTTTTACTTTATCTTTTATCTCTTCGATATCATCTTCATCTGTGATAATACCCTCTGACCTGAGTATGTCTAATGCTCTCTCATCTGTAAGTACTTGACCTGACTGTTCAAACCATTCGTGAAAAGTCTGCAAAACTTTTACACACATATTATACGCATAGTTCTGTACCATATCTCCGAGCATTAATCCCATAGCCTCAGGATAAGAACCTGCTTGAAAGGTAAAGTCTCTTACCTCAATGTCCTCTGCATCTTTGACTGCATTAGGGTCAATCATGTTATTAGTATGTACGAATTGTCGTACATTGTATTCTCTTTTAGCAACAGTATCTTTTACTGTCTTGTTGTCGTCAAACGAATCAAATGCTTTTGGCATAAGTTTCTCCTCTCATCTTTGTATTTAGTTTCTTTACTGTTTCGTAACCACAAGTGTAACACTTCACTATATAGTGAACTGAAGACTTGACATTACTATGTATAGCTAACTTACTATACTCTGCCTGTCGGCAGTTATCACAAATCATTATCCTCCCTTTCATCTTTCGTACAATGATAATCTATTTGTATTGTCCTCTTGTTCTGAGGTTTCTTGCGTTTGAACTTACTCTTCTTCATCCACATCTCTAGCCTCATACTTATCTTTAATCTCTTTAGCTTGTTCATCAGCAATTCTAACAGTAGTTATAAAGACTTCTTGCTGTTCAGGTGTCATCAACCCGAAAGCTAATTCTATATCAGCACGTTGCTTTTTTATAATCATCATAAGATGTTTTACATTCTTCACATGGTGCTCTACTGTTTCTTGTAGTTCTTCAAGAGGAGTACTCATTCTTCCTCCCCTATGATTTCGTTTAGTCTTTGATATATAGCTCTCAACAATAATCTATTTTCAGTTCCTCTACCCATGACTGCATCAGCTTGAGTAGTATCAGCTCCAATAGTCTTAGCCATCTTTCTATATGTTTCGTTAGCCTCGTTCATCTCAAGAATTTTTCCATCAATAAATTCCTCAGGTGTGAACGTTGTATAATTAATACCTGGCATTATTTCTCCTCCTCCCAGTTAGTGCAATCACAACCTAGTTGATGATTACCACATTTTGTATAATCTTCTTCTTCCATTATTCTTCCTCCTCAAGAACGCCTATGAACTTAAGGCATCTTACACAGATACCACCATCTCTACGTACTCTATTCTTTCTACATAAAGTACAACGTATGGGGTATGCTTTGTCTTCCCTGAGTATCTTATCTTTCTCAGCAAGTCTCTCGCGTTCGTATCTATCAATGTTGTATTTGAATATACCGTCGTGATTGACTTGGTATTCTTGTCTGCATTTGTAACAGAACTTGTTAGCCTTAGGTATCTTCTTGTCACAGATAGTACATCTGTACTTGAAGTCTAAGTTCTTTGGCAAACTCTCTGAAGGAACGTGGATATTGTCCCAACGAAAAGTTGGTATATTTGATTTACTCATAGTATCCCTTTCTGACCGAGTTGGTCGGCTTTTGTTTTCAAGGTAGCAGCTCGGCATTATATATAGATTATTCAAATGCCTTGGGTTTTTTGACGCACGTCCTGGGTTATAACTCAACGTGCCTTGTTATAAATAGTTTATACAGATACGCACACGCTTTAAAAAAAAGGCCAAGTTGCTTTCTCTCTCTTATAGTTATATATACAAAAGTAAAGTGGAAAGAACAACAATCAATAATACCTACATAATAATACAGCTCTGAGGTTTCCTGCCGTAGACCTAACACAACAACAAAAAAAAATATATATAAATCTAATAGCATAAAAAAAGGTAGATGGCTTTTACACCACCTACCCTTAGTATTAGTTTTGGAACTCTACG